ACTCTGGTCATACCATGTTTCGACAAAGCCATCCACTGTATTATCATAAGCAGGGATTCCAGTGATGCCGTAGGTTTCCCCAATGTTCGCCTCAATCGCTGTGCGGTTGTCGGATTGGTCGGAGGGGTAGATTATGAGTTCTCCTATAATGCCATCAAATTGATTAAATCCACTGTCCTGCTGTCCAATGTGCAAATTTGTCAAAGAAGAGGAACCAGAGTCACCGCTAATTTCAAGAGTGCCATCCAAAAACAACTCGTCGGTTGTGTTGAATAAACCTGCAAGCAGATGATAACTATCGTCTGAAATTGTGCTTCCATCAATAATTGTCCCACCACCACGTATATTGTATCTTCCGTCAATTGATGCACTGGTGCCGATAAAAATTCCACTATTTCCTGAAACAATTTTTTGATTGTCGTCCAGCACGTCTGATTTCGCTGTGACAAACATTGAAAATGGTTGAGAAATTGATCCGCCCGAAAAAGACGAAAGTATTAAGGCATCATCAACCCCATCAAAATCAATCCCACCCGTAACCAAACTGCCACCCTCCACAATCGTAGGCTGGTTGGCTGGAGTCGTCTGCACCGCATGGTTGTCGTTCCCTGACTGGTCATACCATTTGGAGACGAAGCCGTCGAAGTCGTAGAAGCCCTGCCCTGTAAAGATTACTGGTGAGCCTAAAACTGTGCCATTGTTGCTACCACTTTGATCCTCCCAGTCGGCGTTGGTGTTACCGTAGCCTTGATAGAATGATTCATATTCACCGTCTCCATCAGTATCATATCCCACATCCCATACAATATACTCTGATTGATTCGCAAAATCTGACCCCATCCACCCGAAAGTTGCTATATTGGAAAATCCTAAACCTACTGGGGCTGTGGATGATATTAAAACACCATCGCTATATAGTCCAATCAATCCAGATACATTTTTAATTGAAAGGTTGTAAGTATTGCCAACTTGTAATGCAGGTGATATAGACAAAGTCCGAAAGACGTATCCCTTAGTCCTTAATGCCAATTCACTTGCACTAACAAATCGGGCAAAACTTTCTTGATTTCCAGACTTAAAACCCACGCCCGCGCCTACGGTGTCAGTGAAAATCATAGAAAAATCAATAGACCAATCATTAGTGTTGGGAAAAGAAACTGCGGCATGATTTATAAAATCATCCTCCCCATCAAAATACATTCGCTTGTTAGCCGCAGGACTTCCAGTCGATCCAGCATCAGCAAAACTGATAATGTCAGCATTGTTGATGTTTCTGCAAAAGTTAAGAAGCGTCCCATCAGCAACCTCAGCCGCAGTAAAGGATTCCACTGCATCATCGCTAGACCGTCTCACGTCCACCACGTTCCCTGTGTAGGTTGTGCTAAGGTTACGCAAGCTATACGCAGCAGCAGGGGTTCCAATGCTAGTCCCTTCCTCTGGAACTGGTATGCGCCCATCTTCGGTCTCAATGCCAATGTCCAAAGGTGGAACAGTCTGGGAGTTCACCCAGTTTGTTAACTCGCCGCTGCTTACTTGCGAAGCGGTGAAGTCCTTTTCGTCATTGTCGCTTGCTCGACGCACGCGCACCACGTTCTCGTTATAACTACCCAACGAACGTAGCGAATATGCCGCAGCAGCGCCTCCGTATTGACTCAACAAGGACAGGTTGCGCTTGTCTCCTAAGTCTTCAGTGAAGTCGAAGGATAACGGAGCGGTCAACGGTTCGGTCTGACCTGTGTAGAGATTACGAGTAAGGCGCTGCTGTAGCATCTATATTAGATAACAAGAGGTTTAACCAGAACAGTAACGCTAAGAGAAGCGCCGCCGCCTGATACGCTGACCCGAAGTTCGGCCTGAGGAGTAATGAACTGAGCACCGCCAGATGAAGAGAGCGTGGTGTCGATTCCGACATCTACCCACTCGGCACCAATCTTGTGCTGAAGTTTCACAGTCGCTCCGTCGAACGTGCCTGAAGCAAGAAAAGCACCGAGGCGTCCGTTCCAGTCAGGCACTAGGGTTTCACCGTTGGCGGTGACCGTTGTGTTTAAGGATTTAAGTGACATGTTATATATGGATTAAGTATTAGACCCGAGCCCCAGTTCCAGACGAACCAATGTTTACTGAAGGACGTCGAATTGTTAGAGCGCTTGCGCCTCGTTTTTTACTTGAAGCGGAAGAGGCACGAGTAGTTTGTTTAACCTGCTCTGCCATCTTTGTAGGAGGAGGAGGAGGAGCTGGAGGAGGAGGAGGAGGAGGAGGAGTTGGAATTTTAGGTGCGGAGCCCATAATATATTATACGTGGTTTGAGTTAGTTTGAGTTGAGAATATTTTCGTTCTGGATCTCGTATTGATTCCGTAGGAAATTTATAACAGACCGCTGACCGTAGTGATAGTTCAGGTTAGGGATCGAATCGGTAGCCTCAAAGTCTCGCATCGGAAATGCTTCTTCAAGCGATTTCATAAGCTGGACTGAGACCATCGGAAATGTTTCGGTATTATGATTCATATAGGGGGCTCTCTCTATAAGTCGTTAAGTTCTTCTGGAAGCCTGCCTTCGCGGATCCACTCCCTTGTCTGCACAAGACACATAGCATTCCATATAACAGCGCCGCCGTGATCCTCGTCGTAGCGCTCCTCCATGAAGGCCCAAAGGTGTCGATAGAGAGCGTCAACGTAGCGGGAAAGAGGAATACCCTTTTCCCAGTTATTACGTCCGTATTTCTCTGCTCCGTCTTCGAACCGCTTGGCGGCGGCTCTCAAGGCATCAATAGGTAAAAGGCTAGGACATCCCTTGCCTTGCATTGCGTCTCGAACGGCACCCGTTTCAAAAGTGCTACGCTCTCCGCTATCTGGTAGTTTATTATCTGTCATGTGGTCTCCAATCTAAATCGCTCATTGATCTAAGAATCCGAGCAAGTCTCGCGTTTGTTATATAATCTTCCTCGGTCTGGTTCTTTGACTCGAAAGCCTTTTTAACCGAGTCCCAAGTGTCACCGTGTTTCTCGATCCACTTGGCTGCTGTCTTTTCCCCGAATCCCTTTACGCCTTTGTAGTTGTCAGCCGTATCTCCAACCATTGTCTGGAGTCGAAGAAAGGAATCAGCGTCAGCCTCAGTAACAACAACCAGTTGTCCGTTTCGGAACAGCTTACATGGCACCGTAAGATAATCCTTATCCGTTGCCCAGATAACACTATCAGGGTTAGCCACTGCCCACATTCCAATAAGGTCGTCAGCTTCTAAGCTATCCTTTGTTTCGGCTCCGTATGTAGCCTCCAGATATTCCCTTGCTCCACTGAGTCCAAGAGGTTTCCGTGCGGTGCGGTTTGCCTTGTAGTCAGAGTAGATCTCCTTCCGAAAATTCTTTGAATCGGAAAGCGCAACGCGAACATTCATTATACCTGTGTCTCGCTTTGCTTGAGAGATCTGATACTCCAAACTGGACTCGATACTACTTTGCGAGCTTGTTAAGCTATACGTATCTTCGTCCCACTTGATCTCAGTCTCGGAAGAAAAACAAGCGCGGTAAGCGATCTGGTCGCCATCTATTAAAACGTGTTTACTCATTAGCTGAATTTGGTTATAAGGAAGTAAGGGATAAGAGTCAGGTCGGTAGGACGTAGCTTTGTCAGCAAGTCTTTTCGGTTCGATCTGGTATACAATTTATACAGACAGTCGTCTGCTTTGTCTACTATTGTTTTCATGTCTACCTTAGCATCCACAAGAGAGATAAGATTCGACTGAGAAACCACAAGGAAACAGTTATGTCTTTCGAAAGCAAAGTGACTTGCTTCTCCGTAGAGCCAGCCGTCATCACCTCTTACATTCTTTAGCTCAATCCAGATCGTGTTCGGATCTTTCATGGACTTAACATCTACCTTGAACTTCACATCACAGCTGAAGTCGATATGGGAATACTGTTCCGAAAGCGAAGCGTCTGTTACAGTTCCACCGAAAAAGGTTTCGATGGACTGCTTGAACTTGTCCTCCGCTCTGGCTCCGTTAGCACTAGCGGCACCTGTTTTGTCGTATTGATTTTGGTAAGCCATATCGGTTAGTGGGTTTCTGACCAGTTAGTTCCGATGCTATATTCCCCGTCCAACTGACAGCGGAATCCTAATATCTTGCCAGCTTTACCGAGCGAAGAACAAAACAACGAACCTAGCTCGTCGGCGTGTTCCGCCTTGCAGCTGAACTGAACTTCGTCGTGGATGTTACCGTGTAACTCGTAGGGTTGTTGGGCATCCTCAGCGAAACAAACAAGCGCTTGTTTCATAACTACAGCACCAGCTGACTGAAGCAAAAGATTCAACGCGCTGTGGGCAGAGCGGCAGGGAAGCCACCGACCGTCCAAACCTTTAAGAAGGTTGTGGTTGTTCACTGACTTCTCAACAGCCAAGACAAGACGTTTGATAGCAGGCATCCGTTCAAAGAACGAATCCTTTAGGCGACGACCATCTCGGCTCGTTCCCCTCACGATCTCTCCAATCTTTCCATCCCCAGCTCCGTAAAGGAAAGCGTAGATAAATGTCTTGGCTTGGTCTCGTGTCTCTAGGCCAGCAGCCTGCTGGTTCTCCGTGTGGATATCCCCTTCAAGAATCTTTTTAGCGTAGGCGCCGTTGTCCCACCTCCAAAGATAGTGAGCAAGGCACCGCAGTTCTAACCCCGAAGCGTCAGCCCCGACCAATACCTTGCCTTTCGGAGCGGTAAACAACTCTCGACACTCCTTGCCATACGGAGCCCGAGAAGCTGGAACCTGAGCCATGTTAGGACGGTTGTGGGTGCATCGTCCACTGACAGCTCCGTTGGTGTTAACACGTCCGTGAATGCGTCCGTTCTTTAACATGCCTAACCAAGCTTGCTTGCCTTCCGACAGTTGGCCAAGGCGCTTCGTTATCATAAGATATTCCGATAGCTTGAGAGATTCACTCGTTCCTATCTTCTTTAACACTGCCTCGTTGATAGCAGGGCGCTTACCTTCGTAGGCTTCTGGCTTCCAGCCCTGAGCCATAAAGCGTTCGCATATCTGATCCCGAGAGTTAGGGTTGAATGGAACCTCCTTTGTTTTGAAGTCTCCCTTTTCAATTTCGCCAGCTTTGTAGCCTTTTGCTACTGCTTGCTTCTTTGTATTCCACTTTATCCCGTCGGGTGTTACCCACCACCGAGACTTCATCTTGATCTGTTCAGCAGGAAAAATCTTTTGCAGCTCTTGCTTGAGAGCAGCGCGTTCACTGCAAAGAATACCGCAAAGCTTTTCAGCTTTCGTTACGTCAAACGGGAATCCGTTCCGCTCTTGGTCAAGCATAAGAGAAGCGAACTGGTGTTCCAGCTTAACCATCATCTCGCTTGGCTCCTTTTTCATAAGGTGATCGTAGACCGAGATGGTTACCTCCACATCCTGTTTACAATACTCAATCATTTCAGGAGTGCAGGTAGTCCAGTCCTCGGTTTCGCCGTGATCGTCCTTCAGGTTACCGAGACGAACGCCCCAAGCTTTGAGACTGTGGCGACCTATCAGCTTCGCTGGGAACTCGTTAACCTTATAATCATAGGCGCTGATGTCTGGATAGACGCATCGAGATAA